TCGCGGATTCGGTGAGAAATCGCGTGGTCAGTTGCGCCACGAGGGCGGAACGGAAACCGTTACAGGTGGCGGCGCATCACTAGGACGCGCGCGGCCGTATTCAGTTGCGCCCATTATCAGGGCGCGCAAGTGAATTGCAACCGATTACATCTCGGGTGGCAGGTAGTAACGCTTGCGCGCGGCGGGCTGCGCGTTGCGCGCCTCCACGCTGGTGGCAGGGTTCGCGGGGAATGTCACCGCGCTGATTTCCACCAAGTTTGCGTCGGTGATGACGCGCAGCGGCTTCCCATCGGGTGCCTTTTCATAACGCTCGCCGCGCACATGGAACCCGAAGCTGCATTGGCTCACCACGCCGGAACGGATCAGGGAAACCGCGTCGCGGCTCACGGCCGTGTCAGGAAGCGTGGCCTCAAAGCCAAGCCCGGTTTCATCGGTGAAGATTCGCAGGTTTCCCGCGCGCACGCGCGCCATCGGCTTGCTGGTGTCATGGTTCCAAAGCAACGCCACATCTTCGGGGGACTCCAACGCCGCATCGAATGCGGATCGGTCGATGCGTTCCCATGAATCGGGGCCCATCGTGTACGGCTCCCATGTCACCGCATAGCCACGAATCTTCAAATCTGTTGAAGGTTTGACGGTACCGCTAGCGCGTGTTTCGGTCATGGCTTTCCCTCCAGTAGTGGCGTTTGCAAGATTTCATGCTCAAGCATTTCCAGCAGTTCTGTGGTGGCCACATTCGGCAGCGGCTTCCAGCCATCAACCGTGTCGGAGAGCGCCGCGATTTTCCCAACAGCGCCGCGCAGGTGGCGAGCGTGGCGCAGCAGCGCCGCGTTCAGCACATCGGATGCCTTGCCCTCATCGCCCATGATGCGGCCCAGCCCGGTGATGGTGTCTCGCAGGTCACCAGCGATGCAATCGATGGGCGGTGCCCACTTATCCAACTTCGCCTGGGTGCGCGTCTTCAACAGGTATTCGGAAACCCTGTTCAGGTGGCGGCCATACGCGTTTTCGATGGCGGGGCGCACCGCGTCCACCGCGGCGCGGATGGCGATCAACTTTTTCGCATTGTCTCCCGCCTCAACCTCGGCCGGGTCAACATCCACGCTCGCGGGCACTTCATCGGGTGCAAGATCAACGCTAGCGGGCACTTCCTCGGCTGGCGCGGACACAGGCTCGGCCGGGGGCACGCCACCAGCGGCGGGCTCCGGCGCGGCCGTGTTGAGTGGCAGGCGGATGGACTCGCCGCCTGCAACCGCTGGCAAACCTTCCCGCGCGCGGCATTCGTTCGGGCTCATCAGCCCGGACATGATCGCCGTGTTGTAGGCGCTGAACCTCACCGCCATCTCTGCGCGCAACATCGAATCAAACGAAATCCGTGTGCAGTATGGCGCGCCTCGCACGATCAGTTTGCGGCTTGCCTCTTGCTCAAGGCGCGTGGCCCAGCTTGAAAGCGTGTGCTTCACTAGGTGGGCATCACCGCTCTCGGCGCTTGCGTAACTCTGCGCCTCGGTAGAGCCAATGCGCGCCGCAGGAACGCCGAACGCCGCCGCGATCTGCTGGCGGCAGAACTCGCGGATGGCTGTGAGGTCAGCATCCTTCATCGTGGATGCCATCGGTTCGTACTTCATCCCATCTTCAAGCACCGCCACGCGGCCCGCGTTGCGCGCGTTGTGGGCCTTCTGCCAGGCTTCGCGCAGCCGCTGCGATGCTTCGGGGGACAGTTTGCCGGGCAGGGATAGCGTGCCCGAAGGCACGGCATTGTTGGCCCAATACTTGGTAACGAACTCCTGCACGATCAGTTCCAGCCCGATGGTTTCGCGCATCAGGTGAATCGGAGCGATGCCCAGCAGACCCTCAAATGACGCGCCGCACAGGTGGAACACATCGTAGGGGCGGAAGCGGCGTGCCTTTTTCTCGGCATCCTTCCCGGTGTAGTTGCCCGTGTAGGCCTGAATGTATGGCTGGTTCGCACCGTCGCGCATCATCATCACCATGTCTGGGCGCAACAGTTCAAGCGAAACCGGCATACCTGATGCATCGCGCTGGATGTACGCGTATCCGTTTCCGGTCAGCAGCGCATTGGTGAGAAGCGTTTCACGAAACACCAGCGCGCTGGTGTCCTCATTCGGCTCCACATTCAGCAGGTTCGCCAGCGGGTGGTTAGGTTCAACCACCTTGCCTTCCGGAGTCTCGCGCAGAATCTGCCACTCAAGCTTCGCAATGCTCGACGCGATCAGGCGAACGCACGCGTACACGCTCGGCGATTCCATCGCGGTGAGCGGGTTGATGTTCGACCCGGTGAACGAATAGGAAGACACATAGGACTGCACCGCACCCGAAACAGGTTGCCCAATGGGTGTGTTGTCTTCGTACTCGCTGCGCGGCGGCTGTGGCCCCAAGTACCTGCGAAGGATGTCGATTAGAGCCATTCGATTCCCTTGGTTTCGTAGACGCTCGGCCCCATGTGTTCCTCACCCTGAAACATCCAACCCGCTAGCGCGCTGATAAGCGCCGCCACCGGGTCGATGCGCTCGGTGGATGCTTCCTTGCTCGCCTTGATGTTCCCGGCTGGGTCTTGATCAATAACGGTGTTACTCACAGCCCAATTTATCAGCGGGTTATCCGGATGGCGCAGTTTTTTGGATAGAACCAAGGCTTCCAGTTTCTTCGACGGTTCCGAAAGTGACCGGAAGCCTTGACGCACTTCAATCATCGGAACACCTTCGCGGAGCAACCCGGTTGCTAGTTGCGTTGCGCCCCACGGATCGAATGCAACGCGCTTCACATCAAACCGCTTGCACAGTTGCCGGATGAACTCGGCCACATGGTCATAGTCCACCACCGCACCTGGCGTGGGCCGCAACCATCCTTGATCGGCCCACACCTGATACGGCGCGCGATCCAACCGGCTGCGGCGCTTGATTCCCTCTTCAGGGCACCACGAATAGGAAAGCACATCCATGTAGCCATCATCCGAAGGGAACACAAGCGAAAGGCTCGTCAGGTCGGTGGTGGTGGACAGGTCAAGCCCAGCCCAGCACTCGCGCCCGGCTAACGCTTCCTCGGTGATTCCCTTGGCCGCGCACGCGGCCCAAGTCTCAAACCCGATCCACGCGCGCTTGCTCTCCACCCATTGGTTTAGGTACAGGGTGCGGAAGGTGTTTTGGTAGGCAGGTAGTTCCTTCGCCTTCGCGCACTCGGTCGCTAGAAAATCCTCGCTAATGGTCACGCCCAGGCTGGGGTTCGCTTGTTTCCACACCTTCGGGCTTGTCCAATCCGCGTCAACCGGCGCGCCGAACAGGACGGGCAGGAACTTGGAATCCTGAACCAACCCATCGCGCACCTTCTCCGCGTATTGGTGCAACTCAAAGCACAGGCTGTTCCGATCTGAACCCGCGGTGGTGATGGACAGGTTCAGCGGTTGGCTGCGCGCACCTTGGCCGCTCACCATCGCGTCATACAGGTCGCGCCCGTTCGCATCGTAAGTGTGCAACTCATCGAACACGATGCATGAAGGATTCTTGCCATGCTTGGTTCCTGAATCGCTCGACAGAATCTCAAGCTTGCTGTTCCCGTAAGTGATCGTATTCCGGAACACATCCACCAAGCCCGCTAGCGTCGCGTTCGCCTGAATCATTTGCCGCGCGCTATCACCGCACACCGCGGCTTGGTCGCGGCTCGAGGCGCAGCAGTAAACCTCTGCGCCCGGTTCGGAATCACACAGCAGCATCCACAGACACACCGCGCTCATCAGCGTGGTCTTTCCATTTTTGCGTGGTATTTCCGCATAGCAGGTGGTGAACCTGCGCCGCCCATCGGCGCGCTTCCAGCAAAGCAGGGTGGCTAGGAAGTCTTCCTGCCAGGGCAACAGGGCAAACGGTTGGCCCGCGAAGGTGCCCTTTTGATGCGTCAGCGCGCCGAAGAATGCGCGGATGCGTTCCCATTCGCGTTCATCAAACCAATCTCCCTTGCTCGCAGTCTTGGCCGCGCTGAAACCCGCGATGGTTGCGGCTTTAGGCGGTCTTCGCTTTGAGGATGCTTTCGATGGCGCTCGCGGCATTGCCCTTTTTCTTTGATGATTGCAGGCCCACGCGGCTGGCGGGGGATAGGCCGAACTCGCGGCACAGGCGCGCAACCTCGGCGCGCGCTGCATCGCGCACCTTGATGGCTGGATTCTGATACCTGCCCTGCGGTGAATCGGTAATGAGCCCGCCGGTTTCCACAATGGCTGCGGCCTTCTCCCATTCCGCAGCTGCCAGGGCGTAGTGGTTGTGGCTCACATAGTCCTCGGCCGCGTAAAGCCCTAACCCGCGCAGGTCATCTACCAGCCGGTCGAAATACTTTCGCGCGATATCGCACGCCATCACCTGCGGGAACATGGTTGGCGTTCCATCGGTGTTGCCCACGGGTTCCGCATCCCGCTTGGCGGCCAACTCGGAGCCCCGAAGTTTCAGAATGTGAGTAGGTGTTGGGCGTGGGCCCATTGGATTTGCCTTGTTTTGGGCGGCTAATTACTATGGGACTGCATCGCTACGATTGCCCCACAGCCATCCTAATGACGAAATGGCTACGGGGGCACATTTTCATGCTTGGAATGCGGCTGGCTGGCCCGTAGCACCCCCAATGACGCACTATTGGCCGAGTGCAAGACGA